ACCGCCAAAGCTAAATCCAAGGAAGTTTCTGGTGATGCTCAACAGAAGGGTGCTGGTAAAGCAGATGCCCCAAAAAAGTTAGCCGCTGGGGATGATGTAGAACCAGAAGATGACCAAGAAGTTGTTTCTGAGGCCAAAAAGTTAACTAAGGCACAGACACTTGAACAGATTGGTAAAATGAAAAAATCTGAAATCGATGAAATGCTTGCAGCACATCAGTCTAAATTGGCTGAAGCAGAAAATGCAAAGTCTGAAGAAGAGTTGAAGAAACTTGAAGACGCAAAGGCAGACATCGAAGAAAAAATTAAATCGATTAGTGTCAAGGAAGATGTTGATGCTCTTACAGAAGGTGAAGAACTTTCTGAAGAGTTTAAAGAAAAGGCTGCAATAATTTTTGAAGCTGCAGTTAAATCAAAGACTCGTGAAGAGATTACCCGTATTCACGATAACCTGACTTCTGAGTTTGATGTAAAATTATCAGAACAGGTTGAAGGTCTTACAGAAAAAGTAGATACATATCTTAACTATGTCGTTGATGAATGGATGAAAGAGAACGAGTTGGCTATCGAGCGTGGACTTAAAGGCGAGATCGCAGAAGACTTCATCTCTGGGCTGAAACAATTATTTGAAGATCATTATATTGATGTGCCGAATGAGAAGTACGATGTACTTGAAGCACAATCTGAAAAAATTGACGAACTTGAATCAAAGGTTAATCAGGTTATGGAGCGTAACGTTGCTCTTAAAACAGATAAATCTGGTCTAGTTCGTGAACAGGTTATTTCCGAGGCTTCCGAAGATTTAACCGACACTGAAATTGAAAAGTTCAAAAGCCTTGTAGAAGATGTCGATTTTGTTGATGAAGAGTCCTTTAGAGCAAAACTCGACACCTTAAAGGATAATTATTTCCCTAAGACGGCAGTTGAACAATCCCTTGATGATGAAGATGGTGGCACCGCACAGGACATTGATACGACTGAAGCAATGGGCGCTTATATGTCGGCTATCAGTCGTAATCAGCAACGTGCCAGTTAATATTATAACAAAGATGTAAAAATAAAGGAGAAACAAATGTTTCAAACAGAACATCTACAGGAAAAGTGGCAACCAGTCCTTGAACATCCCGATCTTCCCCCGATTGAGGATTCTTATAAGCGGGCCGTAACCACTCTCATCCTAGAAAACCAAGAAGCTGCTTTAAGAGAGGATCGAGGATTCCTTTCAGAAGTCGCTCCTGTAAACGCAATGTCTGGTGGACAGATGGATACATGGGATCCAATCATGATTTCTCTCGTTCGCCGCGCAATGCCTAACCTGATTGCTTATGACGTATGTGGCGTTCAACCAATGACAGGACCAACTGGTCTTATCTTTGCAATGCGCTCCTCGTTTACCTCTCAGGACGGTGCTGAAGCTCTCGTTGACGAGTCGATGCCCGATATCTCTAACCAGAACGCTGCTGGTTCTATTGGTGGTGGTGACGTTGGTGCATCAGAAACCAATCCTGCGGTTCTAAATGATGGTTCGCCAGGTACTTATGTAAGTGCAACTGGTATGACTACGGCGCAGGCCGAAGCTTTAGGCGATAGTGGTAGTAATGCTTTCGCTGAAATGGCGTTCTCAATCGAAAAGTCCACAGTTACGGCAGTTTCCCGTGCTCTCAAAGCCGAGTACACGATGGAACTTGCTCAGGACTTAAAAGCAATCCACGGTTTGGATGCTGAGACAGAACTTGCTAATATTCTGTCCACAGAAATCCTTGCAGAAATCAACCGTGAAGTTGTTCGTTCACTTTATGTAACCGCTGTTGCTGGTGCTCAGGTAAACACGACTAATGCTGGTATCTTCGACCTTGATACAGACTCTAACGGACGTTGGAGTGTTGAAAAGTTCAAAGGTTTGATGTTCCAGATTGAACGTGATGCCAATGCAATTGGACAACAGACTCGCCGGGGTAAAGGTAATATAATCATCTGTTCTGCTGATGTTGCTTCTGCACTTCAGATGGCAGGTGTTTTGGATTATACTCCTGCTCTTAACTCCAACAATCTAAATGTTGATGACACATCTGCTACATTTGCTGGTGTGATGAATGGCCGGTTCAAAGTTTATGTTGATCCGTATTCTGCTAATGTTGCTGCAAAACAGTATTATGTTTTGGGTTACAAAGGCACATCTCCATATGACGCTGGATTCTTTTATTGTCCTTACGTTCCGCTACAGATGGTTCGTGCGGTTGGTGAAAATTCCTTCCAGCCCAAGATTGGTTTCAAGACACGTTATGGTCTTGCTGCTAACCCGTTTGCCGCATCTGGTGCGGTTGCTGCTGGTGACACAGTTAATACCGATGCGTCCTTGGATGCAAATACCAATGCTTGGTATCGTAGGGTTCAGGTTGTAAACCTTATGTAATAATAAAAAGAACTTTCTACAACTAAACTTAGGGAGTGTTTCGGCACTCCCTTTTTTTGTTTATAGTTGCTCTAAACTTATAAATATAAATATGAAATTAAAAAAGCTGATTATTGTAACAGGCTTTATGGTACTTTTTCCTTCTTTATTATTTGCAGCAGATACAAATACTACATCTACAGTAGTAACGGACAAGACGCCCCCAACTGCATCTGCTCCCTCAATTGTTATTAACAACAGTGATGTGTGTAAAAGTGCCGCAAGTGCTGCTATACAAACGCAAATTTTAGGATTTGCTTCAGGTATAACTGTAACTGATGAAAACTGTGAAAGACTAAAACTTGCTCGTTCCATATACGGTATGGGCATGAAAGTTGCTGCTGTATCTCTATTGTGTCAAGACGCAAGGGTATTTGATGCTATGTGGATGGCCGGAACACCTTGTCCATATAAGGGCAAGATTGGTGATGATGCAAAAAATGCTTGGGAAAAAACTCCAGAAGATACACCAGAAGATAGCAAAATATTTAAAAAAAAAGAATCACAGGAGTAACTGAATATGAAGCTCCTGATGACTATTCCGAAGAAGAAAGAATTACTGAAACACCAAACACCTTTGCATATATTGGCAGCGCGGCAGTTGTTCTCGGCATTGCTGGTATGTTCTTTGGTGTTCCTCCCTTCTTATTTTTCTAACGCAGAAGAAGTGGTTACGGGACAAGAAACTACCACAAATCTTTTATCGCCTATGGAACAGTTTACTACATCTGGCGCAACTAGATCACAACAATCTGGGAACGGCTGTACCAGTACTGCATTTTGTACTGGTGGTAAACAAGGGCCCGGCGGCACATTTACATCCACATTTAATTTAGAAGACCAAATGACTATTGAAGACATTAATCGTGGCTTCACTTTAGACTATGATGTAGACGTAAAGTCCCATAGTAGCAATACCGTTCTTGAAAGTTGTGCGGGCGGTAATGTTATGCAGAATTCAGATTGCCTGGACATTTTTAAATTGACTGTATCTTTGTTTGATACAGGTAGTGTTTTGGCACACAAATTTGAACACGAAGTAGAATTGGATTTCAGCGGTATACAAAATTATGCATATCAGCAAATCATACCGCAAAACACGTACTCTGCAATGACAGGTGAATTTGAACTGTATGGTATAGATGCTGGATATCCAACAGGGTTTTATGGCCCCCAGTTTTCTGATCCTTCACTAACAACTACATTTGATATTGTAACATTTATAGAAGCAGAGATTATTGATATACTTAATGATACGGATATTTTAGATACTAATATACCAGCTGATACTGAAGTTACAGAAATGGAAATAGTAGTAGAGAATAGTGCTGGTGAACAGGTCACTACACTAGAATTAGAAGTTAATACAGAAATGAATATGGAAATAGAATTAGAAATACCTACAACTGATATGTCAACACCAGAAGTTGAGGTGGAAGTTGCAGAAGTTAGTACTGAAATTGAAACGGAGATGCAAAATGAACCTACCACCGATCCAGAACCTACGGAGAGTGGAACCGATACTGCAAACGAATCAGAGCCAGAACCAGAACAAACAACTGAAGCAGAATCTGGAGAACAAGAGGCAGAACCCGAGCCAACTGAAACAGAAACTACTGAAGCTCAACCAGAAGCAGAAGAATCAGAAGGTGAATCTTCTGACGTAAAACCAAAGGCAAAGGTAACTAAAAAGACCAGTGCAAAACAAAAGGCTGCAAGAAAAATAGTCAAGAGAATGGGTGACAAAGGAAAGTATGACAGTAACAACCAATTAAAGACTTTAATCGTTATGCAAGTTTTAGGTAATTCAAAGTCTTTCTTTAGTAGTCAAAAAATGTTACAAGACACACCCAATTTCTTTCAACCAACGACAATACCAGATAATAGTATTTCGGATAATAATGCAGCTGCCTATTTTATGATAGGTGGAAGTGACGCAGCACACAACGCATTAATAGAATTACAATACAAATAGGAGTTAACAAATGTCAGATGACGGCAAAACAGAAGTTGAGTTTGCCGGTGTTAAGTTTCGGGGTGGAAAAATATTCGTAATTATTACAGCATTATCAACACTGGGAGGCGGACTTTACGCAGGCTTTGAGTTTTATAAAGACTACGTAAATATGAGAACAAAGATAGAGAAATACACAGCACCAGACTTATCTGGTTTTGATAAGAAACTTGCTGTTCTCCGTGAAGAGATGCAAGCCCTAACGGTTGAGGTGAAAGCAAAAGAAGAATTAATTCAAGATGCCAGAGATTATACTAAAGAGATTAAGACTGATCTCAAAGACGAATTGCACATAATGTCAAAACAGGTTGACAGTATAGAGAAACGTGGCAAGGAGGCCTTTCGGTTAGTACGAGACAGTATTGATAAAAATGATACCAAAGTTCGTAAGATGGTAACAGTCAATTCTGATAGATTTGATACTCGTAGAGAACAAATACGAAAAGATATGGATGCTCTGGAAACCAGATTAAAAAAAGAAATGAAGGAATTGAGAGATTCTATCTCTAATCAGATTAAGAAAGCTCTTGAGAACCCTCTTGCTAATATGAGAAAGTAATAAGAAGTTATAAATAGTATTATGGCAACAGCACAATCACCACTCGCAAGACAACCAACAAAACTGGACTATGCAAGCCCAACTCAGTTTCGTTTTGGTATTCAACAGTTACCGAAAGTGGAGTTTTTTACTGTCGGTGCAAATTTACCAGGCATTACAGTGGGGGTAGCAACAGTATCAACACCATATAAAGACATTCCAACTATGGGTGATAAAGTAGAATATGATACTCTTGATATTACATTTATCGTAGATGAATACTTAGAAAACTATAAATCTCTTCATGATTGGATGACAGGTATAGGGTTTCCTAGTGACAGAGCAGAATTTAAAACATATAGAGATGAAACATCAAACACTCCGGCCGGTGGTTCAACTCCATCAGTTGACCTTGTTGAACAAGCCGTTCCAGATAAAGCAATGTACTCTGATGCATTTCTTATGATTCTGTCAAATAAAAATAACCCAATTTTAAACATTAATTTTCAGAATATATTTCCCACAACACTCGGTTCGTTGGATTTTACACAGACAGCAACAGATGTTGAGTATCTAACCGCCACAGCATCATTCGAATATCAAATTTACAAGTTTGAAAGTGTCTAAATACCTATGAGCAGATTTGGTAAGCTTTAACATTTATCAAATCTAAAAACACACAACATTGATTGTGGTAATATAAAACAAGGGAGAGAAACCAAACTGCTCACTTTTTAGTATGGAGATATTATGGATTTAGAAGTTTTAAAACAAAGTGCAAACAAAGACCTCCCTATCTCTGATCATGAACGAATTGATCAGGAATCATATAAAAATCAGGCTATCAAACAGAAGTGGTTAAACCATAAAGCAGACTTCGAACTTCTGTTGGTTAAAGCAAAAACAGACCATCAGCTCCTATATCGACAGAAATGGGAGTATTATGGTGGTAAGGCAGAAGCAAAGGTATATGCTGCAAAGCCGTTTGACATTAGAGTTATGAAAACGGATCTTGTCATGTATATACAGTCTGATGAAGATATCCTCAAAATTTCTAATAAAATTGGTTACTACGAAACTTGTGTAGATTATTGCAAGGGCGTAATCAAATCAATTGACAATCGTGGCTGGGATATCAAAAACTCAATAGAGTGGAAAAAATTCGAAGCAGGGATGATGTAGTGGGTGTTATCCAAGATGCATATATCCAAGAAAAATGAAGTCTATTTGCAACTAACTGATGTTGAGCCTTCAATTGCTGCTGAACTTAATTCTTTCTTTACTTTTGAGGTTCCAAACGCAAAGTTTATGCCAGCAGTTCGTAATCGTGTATGGGATGGTAAAATACGATTATTCTCTCCAGCTACAGGTGAGATATATGTGGGATTGTTGGAATATGTTAAAAAATACTGTGATAAACATAATATTTCCTATATACTTGAGAAGGGAGTAGAAGATGAGAGGGTCGTTGCTAGTGAGGTTGTTAACGGGTTCGTCAGAAGCCTCAAACTTAAAAGTAAAGGAAAGTCTCTTAAAGTACGAGATTATCAAATACAAGCTGTGCAACATGCTATCTCTAGAAATCGTGCTCTTCTTCTTTCTCCTACTGCTTCTGGTAAATCCTTAATAATATATTCTCTAATTCGTTATTATCACCTAATGGGCTTGAAAACCTTGATTCTTGTTCCTACCACATCATTGGTTGAACAGATGTATACAGACTTCGAAGACTATGGATGGTCGTCTGGTACATATTGCCAGAAAATATATCAGGGCTATGACCGCAAGGTTACTAAAGATGTTGTGATCTCAACGTGGCAGTCTATCTATAAAATGCCTAAGAAATATTTTGAACAGTTTGGTTGCGTAATTGGCGATGAGGCTCACACATTTAAGGCTAAGTCTCTAACAAGAATAATGACTAAATTACACCAATGTAAATACAGATTTGGTTTTACGGGAACCCTTGATGATACAGAAACACATAAATTAGTATTAGAGGGGTTGTTTGGTGCAGTAGAGAAGGTTGTAACGACTAGAGAGTTGATGGATAAAAAAACTCTGGCGAACTTAAAGATAAAATGTATAGCACTAAAACATCCAGAGATTAAAAAGAGGATGAGTTATGCTGAAGAAATAAATTACCTTGTTTCGTGTGAATCTAGAAATAAGTTTATTTTAAATTTATGTAATACTATTGGGGGCAATACTCTCTGTCTGTTTCAATTAGTAGAAAAACATGGTAAAATATTATATGACGGTATGAAAGGAAGTGAAAATGTATATTTCGTATATGGCGGCACAGACACAGATCAAAGGGAGAAAATTCGTGGACTTGTTGAGAAACATAAAAACTCAACAACTATTGCGAGCTACGGTACTTTTAGCACTGGTATTAATATTCGTAACATTAACAACATCGTGCTCGCAAGTCCAAGTAAATCCAAAATCAGAGTGCTTCAATCCATCGGCCGAGGCTTGCGTACATCATCAACTAAGGATTCCATTTTAGTATTTGATATTGCAGATGATATAAGTTATAAGGAAAGGCGTAATTTTACTCTTAACCATTTCTTTGCCCGTATAAATATATATGCTGAAGAACAGTTTAATTATGAAATAGATAGGATAAAACTAAAATGAATACAAATACATATAAAGTTGTAAAGCTAATAAGCGGAGAAAATATTATATGTGATCTTACATTAAAAGCTGATGATGTGTATGAAGTTATAAATCCTCTATTAATATATGTTCGGCCATCAATGGGACATAGAGGAGAAATGACTGAATCTCTAATGCTCACCCGTTGGGTTCAACCATTTACAGATGATGAGCGTTTTGATATTGATAAATCTCATATTATTGTGATATTAAACGCCTCGCCTGCTCTAGCCCTTTATTATGAGGGAATACTTGACAAATATGGGAATAGCGAAGAAATTGGACATTTAGACTTGTATAATGACTCAACTTATAATGACCCAACAGAAGATGAAATATATGACGAATTACTTGAAGAACTTGAAACAAGTAATAAGTTAATACATTAATATGTTTCTGAAACTTACAACATAGTAAATATACCAGAAAATTTTTCTTGAGTCAATACCCATTTGTGTATTGACTTTTTGTTCTAGATGTGGTAATGTTAATAAAGTTTAAGTTAAGGAGAACCCACATGGCAAAAGCAAAGGGCAAACATTACGTTGATAATAAGGTTTTTCTAGAAGCAATGATTGAGTGGAAAGAAAAATGCAAGCTTGCAGAAGATTCTGGTGAGGAACGGCCTCCCGTTACAAACTATATAGGGGAATGTTTTCTTAAAATTGCACAACACCTGTCTTATCGGCCCAATTTTATTAATTATACGTATAAAGAAGATATGATATCAGATGGTATCGAAAATTGTCTACAATATGCTTCAAACTTCAATCCAGAGAAATCGAAGAACCCTTTCGCATATTTTACACAAATTATATACTATGCTTTTATTAGAAGAATTCAAAAAGAAAAAAAACAAACCCATGTTAAGAATAAAATCATAGAAAGTACAAATTATCAATCTTATGAAACCATGCCGTATGATGATTCTACATCATATAATATATCGAATCAGTTTGCTATAGGGACTCTCCCCGCAGAAGATGTATATAAACCAAAAAAGACCACAAATGGTTCTAATAAGAAAGGCTTAGAAGAATTTATGGATGAAGGTGATAATGAATGAAGATAGCATTGATATCGGATTCTCACGTTGGAGCTAGAAACGACAACCAAAATATTAACGAATATTTTTATAAATTTTATGACAACATATTTTTCCCCACCCTAAAAAAAAGAAATATAACCACATGTATTCATTTAGGCGATGTGGTTGATAGACGTAAGTTTATCAGCTTTAAAACTGCCAGTGATTTTCGTAAAAGGTTTGTTAATCGCTTTCAAGAGTTGAATGTTGACTTACATGTTATTATAGGCAATCACGACACTTATTATAAGAATACAAGTGAAGTAAATTCAATGGAAGAATTGATGGATTCTGATCGCTATAATATTTACACTAGGCCTGAGGTTGTAGATTTTGACGGATGTCTTGTTCAATTTATGCCGTGGATTAATACAAATAATTATAACGAATCTATGTCGGCCCTTTCTAACTCCCCAGCACAAATTCTTATGGGACATCTAGAGATAAACGGCTTTGAGATGCATAAGGGTTATAAAACTGAGGGTAAGTATAGTAAGGAGCTCTTTCAGCGGTTTGATTTATGTTTCAGTGGACACTTTCATCACAAATCAGATGACGGCCAAATATATTATCTTGGAACACCATACGAGATTTATTGGAATGACCATAGTGACTTGAAGGGTTTTCATATTTTTGACACAGAGACAAGAGAGCTTGAACGTGTGGTTAATCCTTATACATTATTCGAAAAAATATATTATGATGATACAGTTAATGATTATAGTCATATGGTTGGGCCAACCAGCACCTCTTATGATTTTAAAAAGTATGAGGAAAAATATGTTAAGTTGATTGTAGTCAATAAAAAAGACTTATATCAGTTTGACTTGTTTGTTGACCGACTTCTGAAGGTAGACACCTATGAGGTTAAAATCATAGAGGATTTTTCGGAGTTAGATGCAAGTAATGTATCAGATGATATTGTAGAGAACACCGAAGACACGATGACACTGCTTGACAAATATGTTGATGAGTTGGATATAGTGTTGGACAAAAAGAGACTGAAAAATACTATGAAGACATTATATAATGAGGCACAGGATTTGGAGCTGTGATAGAAATGAAACTGGTTGATTGGAGAGTGGCTACACTTTTCGTTCAAGACAGACATTACTCGCCTGTAATGCCCAAACTAACTAAACGATGGTTGGGTGCATATCAAGACGATGAACTGGTTGGTGTCCTTACACTAGGTTGGGGCACAAATCCTATGGGAACAATTAAAAAGATGTTCCCTGATCTGTCTACAGGTGATTATTATGAAATCGGTAAAATGTGTATGGATGATGAAATGCCACGCAACTCTGAATCCCAAATGATTTCTGCAACCGTGAAGTGGATGAAAGAAAATACATCAGAACGAAAATACCTATACACTTGGGCCGATGGGATAGTTGGCAAACCCGGCTATGTATATCAGGCCGCCAACTTTCTTTATGGTGGATTTATATGGAGCGATGTATATGTTTCTGAGTCTGGTGAGAAGGTTCACTTTCGCACCATTCAACGAAAGATGAAGAAAGAAATGAACCGCATGGATACAAAGTACGGTCCCCGACCCAATGATGCAAAAATGGGCGAACTTGGATTTAGTAGAGTGTGGGGGAAACAGTTTCGTTATATCTATCCTATGAGTAAAAAGGACAGAAAGTATCTTAAACAGTCTACTTGTGAGTGGAATATCAATTATCCAAAGGATGGAGATTTACAGTGGAAGATTAAGCGGCCCGGCGAAACAGAATATGAATTAACGAATACTATACCTTATGAGCATAGGGGCGATAGTGTAGAACACAATGTTAATAATGTTAGTAAGGTAGAGAGAAAATATGGTAAAGGTAGTTTGGAGAGCTTTTTTTGATCGTTTTTAAGTATGTAAGATGGAAAAACCTTTTAAGCACAGGCAACCAATTTACAGAAATACAATTAGATAGAAACCCAACAACACTCATTATAGGCGAGAATGGTTCTGGTAAATCCACCATTCTTGATGCTTTGTGTTTTGGTTTGTTCGGTAAACCGTTCCGTAATATCAATAAACCTCAACTGCTTAATTCTGTTAATATGGCCGGATGTGAGGTTGAGATTGAGTTTAAGATAGGTTCCAAAAACATTAAGGTTATACGTGGAATTAAACCCAACATATTTGAGATATACATTAACGGCAAGATGTATAATCAGGATGCCAATGTAAGGGATTATCAGAAGTATCTTGAACAGCAAATCTTAAAGTTGAATTATCGTAGTTTTACACAGGTTGTTATTCTGGGTTCATCCACGTTCATTCCGTTTATGCAGTTGAAGGCTAAACAACGCAGGGAAGTAGTAGAAGACATTCTGGACATTCAGATTTTCTCTCTGATGAATATGTTGTTGAAACAAAAACTTAAAACTATTACAGAAGACCAAAGGGAAGCAAAATATAGTGTAGAGTTAACTACTGAAAAGATTACTCTACAGAACAAGTATATAGATGATGTTAAGAAGAATAAGAACAAGTTGATTAAAGAAAAAACTAAGCTTGTTACTGGTAATGAGGAAGAAATATCTAATAGACAAGAGAAGATAGGTGAACTTAAACAAAGTAATGATGACTTGGCCTTCAACTCAAAACAGGAAAATGAACAATCAGAGAAGGTGCAAAAACTAAAAGGCCTCCATGAGCAGCTGAAGGTAAGACGTTCTGCAACAAACAAGTATATTGGGTTTTTTGAAAATAATGATGACTGCCCAACGTGCGAACAACATATTGATGAGACATTTAAAGAAAATATGATTGTCTCCAAGAAATCTGAATATGAAAAATTTGATAGTGGTATTAAAGATTTATTGGGAGAGCTGGAGAAGCAGGAAACCATTTATAATGTAATACAAGATTACATCCAACAGATACGAGAGAATGATGCTGAGATAGGAAAAATTAATTACTCTATCAAGGAAATGGAAAAGTTTAACGCAACCCTACAAACAGAAATTGACCAGTTACAGTCTGGTGAAATCAGCAAAGAGGATACGAATAAGTTAAAAGAACTCAAGAAATCTTTGAAGTCGTTTGAGAAACAGCAGCAGAAGTTACGTGAAGACCAGACATATGCTGAGGCTGTAAGAAATATGTTACAGGACACAGGTATTAAGACTAAAATTATCAAACAATACCTACCCATCATGAACAAACTGATAAATACTTATCTCACCTCTATGGAGTTTTATGTGAACTTCACCCTTGATGAAAAATTTAGTGAAACAATTAAATCACGTTTTCGGGATGAATTTACATATGAATCTTTTAGTGAGGGTGAGAAAATGAGAATTGATTTGGCTCTCCTATTCACATGGAGAGCTGTTGCAAAAATGAAAAATAGCACCAACACCAATTTATTGATGTTGGATGAGATTTTTGATAGTTCCCTAGATAGCACAGGCACAGATGAGTTTCTGAAAATTTTAAACACGCTTGGTGATGAAAATGTATTCGTAATTAGTCATAAACAAGACATGCTCGTAGATAAATTTAAGAGCACA